AAGGTGGTCAATTTAAGCCGTTTTTACCGGGTCAATTTCATCCGTCCCTACTGGGTCAATTTTACCGTGTTTTCCATTCATCCTTGCTAATACATGAAAATAATCCGGATTTCGATAATATCGTTCGAGCGTTCATTCGACTGTCTGAAAACGGATTTATACCCGAAACCGAAAATGAGGACAAAAACATTAAATCAGATCAAGAATCAGTATTACGGTGAGGCAGGCACGCCAGAACGCGACCGTATCGAACGCGATCTCGACGCATTGCGGATCGGGCTGAAAATCCGAACGGCACGGGAACAAAAAGAGATGACTCAGGCACAACTGGCCGACCGAATCGACAAAAAGCGCACGTTCATTTCCAAGGTCGAAAACGACGGTGAGAACATTACGCTCAAAACGTTGTTCGATATTGTAGAGCGCGGATTGGGCGGGAAATTATATATTGACGTTCAATTATGAACGGGCTATCCTTACTGTGGATCGCCGACGCACCTGGATTACAGATGTGATCGCAATAGAGCCCCCTTTCTATTGTTCCCTAAAGCGTGACATTTCGTCACGTTTTTTTTTGCATCTTCCGAAAAGTTCACTATATTTGTAGTGCTAAATCTCAATGCGGTACAATGCCGCCGAATTATTTCGGCTTTTTTTGTACCCGTATATTATTAAATTTAACTGCGTCGAGTTCGGTAGCGGAAACGCCCGACGGCCTGCATTGAGAGCCGAGCAACTCGTAACGCAGTTTTTTATTGCTAAATCTCAATGTTATGAAAACCACCACAACCTCCGCGGCCCCGCTCCCCGCGGGGCTTTTTCATCTCCCGTTTTGTCCTTTCCGACGGGGGCATGGCCGGCTACATTTGTTCCAAAATAACCGCCATGCCTTCACTCGTCGAGCAACACTTCGTCCGGGAGGTCCTCGCCAAACAGGGGGACCGCCTGCTGTATTATCAGGGCAATGCCATCCGCGAAAAGACGAATGCGCATTCCGGAAACCTTTTCGCACAACGAAGGATCGACGTATCCTCCGGCGACGAGTTCTCCGGCAAACTGGCCTTCACCCATAAAATTTACGAGCGGTTCCTCGACATGAAGGCCGTGCAACGGGGCCGCCGGACGATTCGCCAGAACCGCAAGATCCACAACCGGTTCATCGAATACACCCTCGCCAACATCGAATACAAACTCCTGTACGGTTTCACCGACGAAGTGGCCCAGCGTATCAAAGCACAGTTTAACGAACAAAACCCGCAGTAATGGCTTCGAAAATCAGAGAGGAAGACCTCCGGCTGAATATCATCGTAAACGGCGACGACGGCCGCAAAAAGATCAAGGAGGCCGAAGACGCCTTCAACGACTGGCAGGAGAGCATCAGGAAGACGCGCGCCGAGATGGCGGAGTTGGAGCGCCAGGGCAAACAGAACACCGTCCAGTACGACAATCTCAAAAAGCGGCTGGACAACCAGACCGCATCCGCCGACAAGGCTAAGCAGCGGCTCGACGCTCTCGTCCGGCAGCAGAAAATCGAGACTATGACCATTAACGAACTGAGTAGACACATCAGGAATCTTAGACGAGAAGCAAGTCATCTTAGTCCGGAAAAAGAGGCCGATAAAATAGCAAAAATAAACAACGAAATTAAGCGTACACAAGCCCGGCTCAATGAACTCACCGGCAAGGTAAAAGAAACACGGGGCGCATTCGACAAACTGGGATTCGGGAAAATAGAGGCTGCCGTCGGAAAACTGTTCGTCTACTACAACGCCATCAAAGGCATCTTCAGTCTCTTCACCGGCGGGATCAACAAAATCCGGGAGTTCGAGCAGGCGAACGTGAATCTCTCGACGATCCTCGGCGTCCATGTCTCCCAAATGACGGGGCTCACCAAATCAGCGTTGGAACTCGGACGGACGACCGAATACACCGCATCCCAGGTCACGAACCTGCAAACCGAACTGGCCAAGCTGGGCTTCAACCAGCCGCAAATCCTGCAAATGACAAAACCCGTGTTGCAGTTCGCCACGGCAGTCGGAGCAGATCTTCCGGAAGCCGCGGCGCTGGCCGGCGCAACGCTTCGGGCCTTCGACAAGGATGTATCCGAGACGGATGACGTATTGGCGACAATGGCCGTAGGGTGCAACAAGTCCGCCCTCTCGTTCGAGTATCTGCAAACCGCCATGTCGATCGTCGGGCCGGTGGCCAAAACGTTCCGGTTCGACGTTAAGGATACCATCGCCCTGCTCGGAACCCTTGCGAACAGCGGCTTCGACGCATCGAGCGCCGCGACGGCAACCCGCAACATCCTGCTCAACCTCGCCGATGCAAACGGGAAGCTCGCCAAGGAACTCGGCCAGCCCATACGCTCCCTGCCGGACCTGATCGACGGCCTCCAGCGACTCGACGCCAAAGGTATCAACCTTGCCAAAACACTCGACCTGACCGACAAGCGCAGCGTGGCGGCGTTCAACACGTTCCTGCGGGGAGCCGGTTCGATGGGAGAACTCCGCGACAGCCTGCAAGATGTCGATGGAGAACTCAAACGCATACAGGAAGAGAGGCTGGACTCTGTCGAAGGGTCTGTAAAACTCTTGCAGAGCGCATGGGAGGGACTGATGCTCTCCTTCTACAACAGCAAGGGATTCATAAAGGCCGTAATCGACGGGATCACCGGGCTGATCGAAGGCGTCACCAAACTGATCGGGCCCAGCGAATCCCTCATAGACCAGTTCGACCAGCAGCTCGACAGGGTGGCCACGTTGGAAAGCACCATCCCTCCGCTGGTCTCGGAGTACGAAACGCTCCGCAGCAAAACCGAGCTGAATGCCGACGAACACGAGCGGCTCAAAACCGTCACCAAAGAACTCGCCGATGCCTACCCCGGGGCAATCAGCGCTGTCGATGAATACGGCAACGCCATAGAGGTCAACACGGCAAAAATAAACCAGTTTCTCGAATCCGAACGTGCCCGTCTGAAATACATCTATGCCGATTCGATCAAGGACCTCGAAAAGGACATCGCCAAGCAGGACCTGATTATCAAAGCGGCTCAAAAACAAATCGAGAACGGCGTCGTATACTCTGGGTCCAGAAACTACCGGGGCTCCGATATGTTTCGGGAGCTGCGGCCTGATGAAATCGAAGGACTCCAAGCACAGATCGCCGAAGCCCAGCAGATTCGAGAGGGCGCCGTCGCACAGCTCAAACGCCTGAACGGTCAGGAATTAGAGGAGATGATCTCGGCCCAGAACGAGCGGCGCGAGGCTGAGAGAGCCGCCGCGGAAGAAGAAAAGAAACAGCGCGAAGAAGAGGAGAGACGCCGTCAGGAAAAACAGGCGCAGCAAGCCGCGGCGGCCGCCGCTTACAAAAACCTCGACGAAAAAGAGATAGCCGAGCGCGTTGCGCTCCGAAAGAAATTCCTCGACGGGGAGATCGCCACCGAAAAGGATTATAACGACCAACTCCTGCAACTCAACATCGACTCCCTGAACAAGCGTCTCAATTCCGGAGAACTGAAAGGCAAGGAGCGCCTCAAAGTCGAGGAGCAGCTCACCACCCTGCTCCTGCAACAGAAGAAACAGGAACAAAAAGACCTCGAAGAGATCGAGAAACAACGCATCGACAGCATCACCGATCCCGTCGAAAAAGAGGAGGCTCTCTATGCCCAGCAGCAAAAAAAGTACGCCGGAAACACGGCCATGCTCGATCAACTCGCCCGAAGCCATGCACGCAAGCTCACAGAGATAAAACTCAAACAGGCCCTTGATGCCCTAAAAACCGAGGAGAACCGCTACAAGCAGGAGCGGAACCTGATGGTAAACCAGCAGAAAGAGGAACTATCCTTAGCGACGCTCACCGCCGCACAGCGCAAAAAGATCAAGAAACAGCAGATCGAAGAACTGAAAGCTTTCGACACCGAATACTATACCGAAATGTTGACAAAGGTCCAGACGCTTTTCTCCGAAGGACAGATCGACATTCCTACGGCCGAAGGACTTCTCAAATCGATAGACCTCGATTCTGAACTGCTGAGCGACGAAGAAAAACGGCAGCTCCAAGAAATGATCGACACCATCACGGCCAAACTCGCCGCGGCGAAGGATGCCGTAAAGGAGCTGGGATACTCGTTCACGACCAGGCAGGGCGACATCCTGGGGTTCTCTCAGGATGACTGGGGCCTGTTCTTCGAAAACATATCCAGCGGCAAGGCCGGGGCCGACGAACTGAAAATGGCCCTGACGGCCGCCGCAGAGGCTGCCGACATGGCGATGACCCTATATTCAGGCTACGACAAAATGATGACGGCAAAGGAGAATGCCTCGCTCAAGAAGTTCAAAAAGAATCAGGACGAACGCAAAAAATCCATGGAGAACAGGCTCGATGCCGGGCTGATGACACAGGAACAATACGATGCCGAGACCGAACGCATGGACGAGGAGTACGACAAGAAACAGGAGGAACTGGAAATCAAGCAGGCCAAACGCCAGAAGGCCCAAAATCTCGCTCAAGCTACGATTGCGACGGCACGGGCCGTGGCCGAAGCTCTTCCCAACCTTGTTTTAGCGGCAATCGCCGGAGCCATGGGTGCTGCACAAATCGCCATGATCGCCGCAACGCCAATCGCCGGAGCCGAAGAGGGCGGCCTGCTCGTCGCACGCACTCAAGACGGCCGAAAGTTCCAGGCATCCGTAGAGCCCGACAAGCGGGGATATGTCGAGCGGCCTACGGTCATTACAGGGGAGAACGGACTCGAGTACATCATACCCAACGATGCCATGAAGAACCCCACAGCCCGGCCTATCATCGGACTCTTCGAAACCGTGCGGCGGCAGGGAAACCTTGCAGACTTCAATTTCGGCGAAGTACTCCCGGCTCTCTACAACATTCCCGGCAGGGCCGCAGGCGGAGCCATTTCCCCGGGACAAGCAATCGACACGATCAATGCAAGTCCGACGGTTTCCACCGCATCCGAAGGTTCTGATCCGGCACTTGTCAGGCTGCTCTACACGGCGGTAGTCAGGCTCACCGAACGCCTCGACGAACCCATCCGCGCCGATGTGTCCCTGATGGGCAAGGCCGGGTTGATCGAGAAGCAGCGCGAATACGAACGTATGATGAACCGCGGAAAACTCAAATAGACATGTTACTGATCAAAAGTCTCGAATCCGGACGCACGCTCGACATCACACCCGGGCAGGAGATAACGCTCACCCTCGAAAATCCCCTCTTCGCAGACGACCGCATGCCTGTGGCCGTCTCAACGGGCATCGAGTTCCCGCTCTCCCCGACAAACAAGGTGGAATTCCGGTTCGTCGATGTCATGATGATTCCGCCCGCCGTGCAAAAGATTCCCGCCGCCATCATCTTCGAGGGCTTCGAACTATTCTCCGGGGAACTCCAGTTCGACGAGTTCTCCGACCAAACGCTCAAATACACATTCGTAGGTGCCGATGCGACAGAGGCATTCTCCGGGAATATCCACGAAATAGCGTGCCGGGACTACTCAGGCATGGCAATGTCAACATTCGTGCAGAACGCCCGCAAAGGAGATTATCCCGATATCGGACTCCCGATGATCGTCCGCAAGGCCAACAGCGCAAAGATCGAATACCCCACGGCCGCAGGAGAGGCGGAATGCTCTTCGATCGACAAATACGCCAACTACCTCTACACCGATACGCCCTATATCATTCCGGCAATCAAGGCAGCTTATCTGCTGGAGAAGATCCACCCCGGGCTGATCTTCCCATCCCAGGTCCAGGACTATCTCGATCGTATGGCTATACTCGGAACCTACAAGCCCGAAGCGTGGCAAAATGACCGATATGGCATCCCCTATACAGGCTCCGGCACGGATGATAATCTGTGTATCGGAACCGGATTCAACGCCGCGGAGGCCCTGCCCGAGATGACAAAGGCGGAGTTCATCGCCAACATCCTCAAAATGTTCTGCGCGACAATATTCCCCGAAAAAGGATACTACAATGTACGCACCAACAGCTCGATACTTCAAGACAAGACGTTTATCGACTGGACGCAGAAGGTATCGGACATCTATGCCATCGTCGCCGGAGAGGCCGGAGGCTACTCCCTGGAATACGCCAACGGCGAGCAGAACTACGATCCCGCCAAAGAGGAGGAGTTCGACGAAGAACTCGCACAGAGCATCTATTCCGCATCCAACTACGAGGAACTGATCTCCAAATTCCGGACTTCGGACAACTACATCGACGTTCGTGTGACATTCTCCGGGAACGTCTATTCGGGAAAAGCCGTGAAAGCCTACTTGTACTGGAAACGCGTTTGGGACTGGATAGGAACGATACTTATGGGGGAGATCGTTTTCAATAAGACAGAAACTACAATACCGCTCATCGACATCGTATTCCAGGCCAACGTCAACAAGGTCGAGTTATCCGAAGGAGGAGGCGACGGCCAAAACTACGAAAACAGCATCGGCTTCATCTGTACCCCTTGCATCCCGGCAAATGTCGCAACGCTCATCAATGTCGAATCCACGGACGCACAAGTGACGCTCCGCACCATGGCACCCGTCGTCGATATCCCCACCGTCGGCGGAAACCGCCCTTCGGACGTATACATCGGGTTACTGATCGAAAACAACTTCTTCGATCAGGGAAACTATTTCACACGCCCCGAGCCCTACATCGACGGAGGCTCCGAGATGGCGAACACACGTTATTCCATCGCCATCGGGGGCACCAACGGGCTCTATGCCAAATTCCACGAGACATTTGCGCAATGGCAGGTGAAGAAGAAAGACTCCGTAAAGGCCGATGTGATACTTTCTCCCGCCGACATCGCGCAACTCAAACTCTGGCGCAAGATCATGCTTTACAACCGGCTCTTTCTCATCAAGACCATGGAAATCACGCTCTCCGACAAGGCAACGGTAGCATTCGCCAATGCCGAATTCGTAGAGGTGTAATTGTCCTTTCATCCCGATTTCTGAAACCATACATTTGACGAAAAAAACATGGGATTCACAATTCGCGGTCACTATGCGGTCTCCTTTACGGAGAATGCCAGCAATATCGTTTTCTCCGAAGTCGAGAGTCCGATGCGCATATCATATTTCATAGACGACAACGTGATAGTCGATAATGTCGAACTACATCCGGATGCGAACGGGGAGGTCACCATCCACGTCCGCCAACTGGTTCGGCTTATCCCTTCGCTGGCCGGTCCATACACAACCACCAAAAATCTCCCACAGGTTGCGTGGAGTGCTAACAAAGGTGGCGAAAGTATGAAATTGGGCAGCTACTTAATGCCGGGAGGAGTATCGAAACCTTTCGATACGGCATCTGAAATCATCGACTTCTTTGCCCGGAACTTCCTGACGCACCAGCCGCAGATCATCGAAACAACACCCCGGCAGCCGCAATGGCTGGCATTTGTCCGGCCGTACCCCTACCAGACAATGGAACTTCACACCACGCTTTATACCGCCGACGGCCGTACATTCACCAAACAGATTTCGGAGACCCCCGGTTCCTACACATATAATCAGATCGACACGAGCTTCGGCGCCTGCTGGCAAGAATTCTGCGAAGAAAAGGGCCTCATTCCCATCGCCTACGATGTCTTCGGAACCAGCCAAAAGGCCCAAATATCGGGAGGGGTCACGACTTTGATCGACAAGCCCAACCACCCGATCGGGCAACGCTATCTCCTGCGTAAGGACCGTATGGACGATCAATGCTTCGGGTTCGTGAATGGCATGGGAGGCTTCGACACGCTGATGATGCAAGGAAAGACCATTCTCAAACCAGAGGGAGATGTCGAGACCTTCACCAACTCCGAGGTCGAAAAGGAACTGACCAACAACTATACCTCCTACTGGGAGACTTCCACCGGCTATATCGATTCAGAGCGTATGGCCGCACAACATCAGGATTTCATCAAAAGCCGCGACCGTTGGGTTTACCGCGACGGCCAATGGCATCGGATCATCGTAGATGAATACAAAGTCGAACACGCGGCACGCGAACTGAATGCGTATACCTTCAAATACCACCTCGCAGAACGCAACGAGCAGCGTTTTTACGAGCGGGCAGAACTTCCCGAACCGCAGATCATACCCGGAGAATTTTTCCCCGAAAGACGATAAGATTTGTCCTTTCAAAGCGGACGCCGACCTCCTAATTTTGCCTCAAACGACCTGCACATGGAAACGAAAGCCGCAAAAATACGACTCAACAACCAAACCGATTTTTCATTCATCGAACAGTTTCAGGAATCCGATGACAACGGGAATCCGGTCCCGGCTCCCGTTCCCGAGGACAGCATAGATTTCGAAATCGAATTCTTCGCCGACAACGGCGTCCGGTTCAAGGTGTCCCGCAGAAACGGCATATACGATCATTGCGAAAAACTCGACGACAACCGGCTCTGCGTATATGTCCCCCTATCTAAATGTTTCCTCGGCAGCGGGTGGCTCTGCCAAAAGCTATGGATCAGCTCGCCCGATGCGTTTTGGAACAACGCCGCGAGGAATATCTGCATCCCCTCCTGTCCCGGGATTTGGCTCTGGAACGGACCCAGCGACGACGTGAAAGCGTCGGCAGAGATCGAAGCATTCATCGGCACGGTATACCGCGGCAAAGACGGCATCACGCCCCACATCGGAGAGAACGGGAACTGGTGGATAGGAAACGAAGATACGGGATGTCGGGCGGAACCGATCCATTTCGGCCCCCGGGAACTGTTTCCGGAGACCGGAATTGCCGGAATGCTCTACATCGACACGGCAAACGAGAGGGCCTACCGCTGGGACGAAGCAGCGGTCGCATACCGCTGTGTCGGATGGGGTATCGACAGCAGCGACGAAATAATACTCTCCGCGCAGGACGAGGCGTAAACACCGACCGATACGATAAACATCAACGCAGAAGCACAGATGAACACATCGATTACAGAAATAATGGCCATGCAGCGCACGGCCCTGTTCCGGCAGAATTTCGAAGAGGATTTCCCCTTCATCTTCCGGTTCCCGGACGGCAAGCGTCCGGAATATCCCTGGAAGATCGTTTTCAACACCTACGAAGGCCCGAACAAGTCCAGAATATCCTTCACGGCGGCGTTCGACGGAAAACACTACACGAACTGCCGCCCCGTGGACGATACGCCGGATGCGATGCTCATAGAGTTCAAAGACCACCGCCTGCCTCCCGGGAAACTCTGTTTCCGGCTGCTGCGCAACGTTCCCAATGACTTGTTCGAAAGCGGAGAGCAGAAGAAGGTGCTCCCGCAGCTAACCGGATGGGAACTTTGGGTCGGGAGAACTGACGGAGAAACGCCGGCAGCCGCAACGGTCGTTCTGGAGAGGATGCTCCGGGGCGTAGGAATCCCATCCGGCGGCAACGCCGGCCAGGTGCTCGTGAAAAAGTCCGACGAAGACTACGATCTGCAATGGCAGGATATGGATGCAGCCGGCGGAACAGCCGATTCCCTGTATTTCGGATCATACCTCCAATTCCCGGCAGTAGGAAATCCGGCGATGCTCTACATCGATACCAATGCTAACAAATCCTATCGATGGGACGACACCGGACTTTGCTACAAGTGTATCGGAGTCGGAGTAGACGAGGAGGACGAACTCATTCTGGACAACAACTAACAACCCTTTTAATCTTTTTATTTTATGGCAACGAAAACAGTTAAAGCGCGTCTTTTGCTCAAGACGCTGACCGCGGCCCAGTGGGCCGAACAGAATCCCGTCCTCCTGAAGGGCGAGGCAGGCATCGAATCCGACACCCGCCATTGGAAGACCGGCGACGGGACCTCCGCATGGAACGATCTTCCCTACCGCGCCGAGGGCCTCGAAGTCGGGACCGCAGCACCCTCCGACGCGAACGGCATCCCCGGAACGTTCTACTACGACCAGAGTGCGGGAAGACTCTACATCCTGCTGAAGAAGACCGCAGGGAACGCATGGGAGCAGGTGGCGCTGGCCTCCGATCTGGCGGATCTCGGAGCCGGCGACATGCTCGCGTCGATCTACGCCAAAGCCGCCGGAGCAGGCTCTTCCACCGGGAAAGTCGATCACGCCCTGCAGGCTGACAAACTCGCAGCACCGCGGACCGTGGCCGTCACGGGCGACGCAACGGCCTCGGGGTCGTTCGACGGCTCCGCAGACCTTTCGCTGGCCCTGACCCTCGCCAGCATTCTCTCGGCGCAGTCCGATGTCCGGCTTCCGAAGATCTCCGTGGACGCCAAGGGCCGCATCACGTCGATCTCCGCCATGGCTCCGACCGATGTCCGCACCCTGCTCGAACTCGGAACCGCAGCACAGAAAAACGCCGGGGCTGCGGCCGGGAACGTGCCTCTGATCGGCGCCGACGGGAAACTCGACACCTCCATCATGCCCCAGCTGGCGATCACCGACATCTTCGACGCCGACTCGAAGGACGCGATGCTCGCGCTCACGGCACAGCAGGGCGATGTCTGCCGACGCACCGACGAGGGCAAGACCTACATCCTTGCGGGGAACGACCCCTCGGTGGAGGCCAACTGGAAACTCTTCCTCATGCCCGAGTGCGACGTGGTATCCGTGAACGGAAAGACCGGAGTCGTGGTGCTCTCCACGGACAACATCGCTGAGGGTGGCACGAATCTCTACTGGACGCAGGAGCGCTTCAATACCGCATTCGCGGCCAAAAGCACGACCGACCTCAAGGAGGGGGACAACCTCTACTACACGGACGCCCGGGCAAAGGCGGCTGCCGAAGCCTATCTCACCGACGAGGAGAATGTCTTCATTCTGGACGGCAACGCCTGACGACGATGGCTACGAAGACTCTAAAGGGAAAGTTTCTGCCCCAATACAGGACCGCGGCGCAATGGAGCGCCGCGGACTCCGTATTGCTGCGCGGAGAGATCGGCGTCGAAAGCGACACCCGAAAGTTCAAATTCGGGAACGGGACAACGACGTGGAACAGCCTCGGATATGCCCAAAGTGCAGACACCTCCGGTGTAACGGTTCCGGTCCGTATCAATGAATACGGAGCCATATACGACAATGGCACATTCACAAACCTCCCCAGCGGAGCTACCGTTTCGTGGTACGTAGACAACGCCGGAGCCGATGGCGATATGGGGCCGTTCAAAGGAGAAGCCACCGCTGTATGGGGAATCTATATCGCCATAGACGGTAGCGAAAAACCATCCTCTCGCAGCGGCATGTTGGTAGCATATCGCGCCGACGGTGAGAAAGGCATGGCCACCTGCTATATCTACGGGACAAAAGAGCAAGGCGGCGTTATGAATGCCGACGACTGGGCGGTTTATACCCACGGGGATTCAGCCCAGAACAGTCTGCCGTTCGACGGGCCCATTCCCGGGTATGAACTCATATACTCCGACACGACCACAGGCTTGGAACTCCAAAACGGTGTAGTGGCGCAATTTAACTTCGACAAGGAAATACCGTCAACGCAATTGTTACTGTCCAAAAGCCGACTTATGGTCGAAGCGGTCATAGTCTCCAAATCTGGATCGACACAAACGATAGCTGCATCGGTACCCATCGCCATAATCAAACCGACTTTGAACAATAATATAGTTTTCGAATACGTAGCGCCGACGATAGCAAGTGGTAGCACGAGCATCCCTCGGGTCAAGCTCATCATAACCTCTTGGATAAGAAGTGGCGCGTACATGACAGGATGTAATGTGTTGTTGCAGGTCTCCAACGCAAACGCCTCTATGGGCTACCACCTGATGCTCCAGGGAGTATACGTCAAATCATCGGGGGGGGGACAGTAGCCGATGACGAACCGGAGGTTCCGGACGAATACTTCCTGACCGTGGACGGAAAGACGGCGACCGGCGACGGATTCGCAGTCACAAGCCATTCGCTCGACTCGACGGCGCAGATGCTGGAGCTCGCATACACGACGAACGGAACACCGCAGATCGCGGCAATCGCAGGGGAGTTCCTTTCAGCGCAGATCGTAGGGGAAGAGGCCGCAGAAACCCAAGCGACGGAGACCTCGGGAACCATACAGATCGAGGTGCCCCAGAATACGGGATTGCTCCGCAGCGGGTCTGTCACGCTGTCTTTGGCCGAAGACGAGTCCGTACAGTGTACGATCTCGATCTCCCAGTCGGGGGGGGGACTGACGTAAGGGAGGTCATCATCGACGTGCACGCATGCGGAGTTGAAGCTGGCGAAAATATAGAGCTTATGTTCGAACTCACTACTTCGTGGCTTGGCTGGTTCGATGTATTAGACGATCTGACGGTTCGAGTCTCGTTCAACGAATTATCCAGCATGATAGGCCAAGAGTTAACAGACCATGTAGGTGAGCGGTTCTATATCGAAGCCAGCAACAACGGCGAATGTTGGTTCGGACCGATCCCTGCCTCCGGAAACATCGAGGCGGAATTAGTTTAGTTCTAAAACATTAAACCCTATTGCCCCGGGGGCTCTGACCGGCGCCCGGGGCGCAAACCGAAACAACGACAAAAACAAGCATGACCGGAAAATTCGCAGGAACTGTCCTGAACATGGGTTGCAAACTGGCGGAGATATTCCAGACGATTCAAGGATGGTGCGTCGCCATGTGCGTCTTCGTGGCGAACTTCTTCGCCGGATACGAAGGGGCCATCAACGCCGTAATCGTCTGCGTAGTCCTCGACACCGTCTGGGGAATTGCCGCGCAGATCAAACGCGGGCATTTTGCGCTCTCCGAGCTCGGACGGCATGGAATGCTGTCCAAACTCGCACTATATGCCTCGGTGATCGTAGGGTTCATCCTGATCGAGCGGATGGCGGGGATAGAGTCGCAAATCGCAGTAGTGACGATATGCACCCTGATCTGTCTGGTCGAACTCTGGTCGATGGCTGGTTCGGCCCTGATCGTAAACCCGAAAATGCGGTTCCTGCGAATATTCCGCGAAGTGCTCGCCGGAGAAGTAGCTCGCAAAATGAATGTTTCCGTCGGCGAGGCGAAGCGATATTTGGACGGAACGAACGAGGCTTTATAATATAACCGAAAAAAATGGCAACGAAAAAAGAACAGATCGAATTTGTCCGGAAGATTTACCCCGCGGCGGCCCGGCTGTATCGCTCCGGCGGGGTGCATCCCCTTTTCGTGACGGCGCAGGCAGCCCTCGAAACCGGATGGAAAATAAAGGGCGTCGGCAACAACATCTTCGGGATCACGAAGGGCAGCAGCTGGACCGGCCCGGTGTCGCTGGAACTGACGACCGAATATTTCAAGACCCCGGATGTGAAGTTCAAAGCCCCGGAGCGGGTCGTATCGATCGAGCAGGTCTCCCTTGGTAAATACAAATACCGCGTCTATCGGTATTTCCGAAACTTCGCGTCGCTGGATGAATGTCTCGACAATCATCTGGAACTGCTCCGCCGACCGGGATATGCCGATGCGTGGCCCTACCGTGACGATCCGAAAGAGTTCGCCCGCCGGCTGGCGG